GTGACTTAGACCATGCCACATTTTCCAATGTGGAACATCTGTCATTAGACTTCGTCAAATACAGCCTTGATCCTTGGATCGTTCGCTGGGAGCAGTCCTTACAGAAAGCACTTCTTTCTGATTCTGAAAAAGGTCAGTATTTTGTGAAGTTCAATGTAGACGGACTTCTGCGTGGCGATTATGCTTCCAGAATGCAGGGCTATGCTACTGCAAGACAAAACGGCTGGATGTCAGCGAATGACATCCGAGAACTTGAAGATATGAATATGCTTTCTGAGGAGGAAGGCGGAAATCTGTACCTCGTAAATGGCAGCTTTACAAAACTTGCAGATGCAGGTGCATTTGCAAATCAAAATTCAGAAAAGGAGGAGAAAACCAAATGAAGAAATTCTGGAACTTCATAAAGAATGAAGATACATCAGAAACAGAGCTTCTGTTTAACGGTCCTATCTCTGAAGATACCTGGTGGGGCGATGAAGTGACACCTGCTTTGTTCCGTAATGAACTCGCAAAAGTCAGCGGAAATCTGACAGTCTGGCTGAACTCACCAGGGGGCGATGTGTTCGCTGCAAGTCAGATTTATTCCATGCTGAAAAATCATAAAGGCAAGGTCACCGTAAAAATTGACGGTATTGCAGCCTCTGCCGCATCAGTTGTAGCAATGGCAGGCGATGAAACTTTGATTGCACCAACTGCCCTAATGATGATCCACGACCCCAGCACTTGTGCTATGGGAAACAAGGCGGATATGGAAAAGGCTATCATCTTGCTTGATGAGGTAAAAGAAAGCATTATTAACGCCTACGAAACCAAATCTCATCTCAGCCGAAACAAGATCGCAAAGCTGATGTCCGATGAAACATGGCTCAATGCAAAAAAGGCTCATGAGATGGGTTTTGTGGACGGGATTCTGTTTGCAGATAATAAAAAGTCCGTTCCCGAAAAGGGAACTGAACCGGATAAGAAAGAACCTGATGAGGAGAAAACTGAAAAAGAAGATTCTTTGACCGCAATGACCTATTCCAAATTGAAGAATCTATCTGCATTCTTATCCAAAGTATCTGCATCAGCAGAACCTGTCAAAGGCACACCGATTGACCAGCTTGAAAAAAGGCTGTCACTTTTGAAATATTGATTGGAGGAATTGATTATGGCTATGACAATTCAGGAACTGAGAGAAAAGAGAAAGAAGGCTTGGGACACTGCCCGTGATTTTCTTGACAGCAAGCGAAATGCAAACGGCGTTCTCAGTGAGGAAGATTCCAAGACCTATGATGCAATGGAACAGACCATTGTCGATCTTGGCAAGGAAATTCAGCGTCTGGAACGACAGGCTGAAATCGAAGCGGAAATGAACAAGGCAACTTCCACTCCTGTTCTCGGAAAACCCGCAACTCCGACTGTTTCTGAAAAGACAGGTACAGCGAGCGACACTTACAAGAAAGCTTTCTGGAACAGCGTCAAAAACCGCAACTGGATTGATGTACACAACGACTTGCAGGTTGGTACAGACGCAGAGGGTGGCTATCTTGTGCCGGATGAGTTTGAACGAAAACTGGTGGAAGCGTTGGAGGAAGAGAGCATTTTCCGCCAGATGGCAACGGTCATCAAAACTTCCAACGGTGATCGCAAGATTCCGATTGTGACTTCCAAGGGCGAGGCTGTCTGGATGGACGAAGAACAGCAGTATTCTCTTTCTGATGATACGTTCGGACAGGCATCGCTTTCCGCATATAAGCTGGGAACAGCAATTAAAATTTCTGAAGAACTACTCAATGACAGCGTATTTGACCTGCCGTCCTACATTGCAAAGGAGTTTGCAAGAAGAATCGGTGCGAAGGAAGAAGAGGCTTTCTTCGTTGGTGACGGTAAGGGAAAACCGACCGGCATTTTTAATGCTACAGGCGGTGCGGAAGACGGCACTTCCACCACAGGTGCAAGCATTACATTTGATGATGTGATGGAACTTTTCTACTCCCTCAGAAGTCCGTACCGCAAGAAGGCGGTGTGGGTGCTCAATGATTCCACGGTGAAGGCACTTCGCAAGCTGAAGGACAACACAGGAAACTACATCTGGAGTCCGTCTGTGCAGGCAGGTGTGCCGGATACAATCCTCAATCGTCCTTACAAGACATCCAGCTATGTGCCGGAAATCAAGGCTGGCAACAAGTGCATGGCATTCGGCGACTTTAGCTATTACTGGGTAGCCGATAGACAGGGACGCTCTTTCAAGAGACTGAATGAACTCTTTGCCATGACAGGTCAGGTTGGCTTTCTTGCAAGTCAGCGACTGGACGGCAAGCTGATTCTTCCGGAAGCGATCAAGACACTTACCATCAAGAAAGCGTAATCAGAGAAAGGGGTTGGAGTGGGTGGTAACTTTACAGGAAGTCAAGCAGTATCTGCGGATTGATTTTGAAGACGATGATACATTGCTTCTCTCCCTTATTTCAACTGCAAAACAGCTGGTAATGGATGTAGGAAGAATGGATGAGGAACGCTTTTCAGAAAACGAAGATGTGGTACGGACAGCAATGCTCTACACGGTTTCTTATCTCTATGAAAACCGCAATACTGCAGACTTTTCCAAGCTGACGTTAACGCTTCGTGCCATGCTGTTTGCACAGCGAGAGGATGTGATTTGATGGAAATCGGAACTTTGAATCAGCGAATCACCTTTCTGGAGAATCGTGTCGTTACCGATGAAATCGGCAATCACACCGCTGTGTGGGACGAAGTTTTTTCCTGCTGGGCAAAGGTCACTTTGAAAGCTTCTGCGGAGCATACGGATGCTGGTGTAACCAAAGAAACACAAACGCTGGAATTCCTCATTCGGCAAAGTCAGCACTGGATGCCGTCTGTAACAGGCAACCGAATCTTGTTTCGGAATGTCACATACAACATCACCAGTGTTACACCGGATTATCTGCACAAGGACTATCTGAAACTTACTGCAGAAGCCAGAAAGGCAGGACAAAATGACCAGTATTGACAATCTTGCAGAGGAAATCATGCAGGGCTTGCAGGAGTATGCAGACCTTGCGGATACTGCCATGAAAAAGGCTGTCCGGAAAACCGCCACACAAGTGAAAAACGAGATCTCCGCCAATGCTCCGAAGGACACCGGAAAATATGCAAAAAGCTGGGCAACGAAAAAGACTGGCGAAAACAGTCACTCTTTGGAGATGACAGTACATTCTAAAAACAGATATCAACTGGCACATCTTCTGGAAAAGGGGCATGCCAAGCGTGGCGGTGGTCGGGTATCCGGCAAACCGCATATTGCTCCTGCGGAAGAAAACGGTGTGCAGTTGCTGGAGCATTTAATCGAGGGGGCGTTGTCATGACCTACGAACAGATCGCTGAAGTGATGGAGGAAATGGGATTGCCTTTCGCCTATCATCATTTTGCCGAGGGCGAAAGCCCTGCACCGCCTTTTTTGCTGTTTTTATCTCCCGGAGAAAATACATTTTCAGCGGATAATTTGGCATATTTTAGTTGCAAACAACTGGACATTGAATTGTACACAGACAAAAAGCAGCCGGAATTGGAAGAACAGGTGGAGTCAGTGCTTTCCCAGCACGAGATTTATTATACAAAAACAGAAACATTCATTGATTCGGAAGAATTGTATGAAGTACTCTATGAGATGGAGGTTTGATCTATATGGCAATGGAGAAAAACAAGGTAAAATTCGGTCTGAACAAAGTTCACTATGCAAAAATCACCTCTTATGATGAAGAAGGTGTGCCGACTTTTGCAAAGCCGGTTCGCATTCCCGGTGCAGTGTCGCTGTCTATCGATGCAGAAGGTGAAGCATCCAATTTTTACGCTGACGATGGTGTGTACTATGTGATCAACAATAACTCTGGTTACACCGGCGATCTGGAAATCGCATTGGTTCCGCTTGAGTTTGCGACAGACATTCTCGGTGAGAAACTGGATGAAAAAGGCGTTCTCACGGAAACCAATACCGCAGAAGTATCGCAGTTTGCCCTGTTGTTTGAATTCAGCGGCGATAAGAATAAAATTCGGCACTGTCTGTTCTGCTGCTCTGCCTCTCGTCCGGCAACAGAATCCAGCACCATTGAGGACGAAAAGGAAGTTAAAAC